AAGTATAATGTAATACATTTTTACCTTGACGCATTGCTTCTGCACCCATCTTGGCAAGAACCCAACTCTTACCACTACCAGCACAAGCAGTGATAATTCCCAGTTCACCACCAGCAAGGCCACCATCCATAATACTGTCTACTTCTGTCCAATTAGTCTTGACAGTCTTACGAGCCATTTGACTCATACGCTTTTCAATATCAACCATGTATTCATGTCCAATATTGCGTTCCATACCAGCTTTCATCGCAACATCAACTACATGTTTGATCTTATCATATTGACCACTCTTCAAATGATCAACACTTTCCATAATAGCATTCTTGATCTTTTGATTCTTACAAAATTCAAGAAACTGTTCTTTGATATACTTCAAATCAGTATCACTGATTTTCTGGTAAACCAAACGAAGTTGTTCTACAACGGACTGTTTCAACAAATCGTTCTCAATACCGTCAACTTTAACCTTAAAGACTGCCAATGTTGGTAAGTCTTTGTATTGAAGAAAATAACTAATCGTTTCTTTAACGATAAATTTATGAGCGTCAGTCTCAAAACTATCTGGTTCTAAGATGTCGCTGATTCGTTCAATGAATGTTTTATCCGACACCAAACCACTAATACATTTGATTTGGAATTCAGATCCGAATTTTTTTAGGTTATCAATAATTTTTTCCGACATATTTTTAATATATTTTATCTACACCAACTCTATCATACTTTTTCTGTAAACCAAGAATATTTACAGAACCATTGAATTAATTTTTCCAAATACTTCATTCAACCATATCATACTATTTGGAAAGTTATTTTGCATACAATCTTCCACCAACAATTTACTAAAACCAAATCTGTCAAGTTTACAGATTGGCTTTTCCATAATTTCATTGATTCTCAATTGCGAGAATGATTGAATTTGTGTATCATGCAATTGCATTAAATCATAATTACGTTGCATGATGTCTTTATTTTCCAGTACACTATCATATAACTTCAATTTACCCTTATGGGTATCACTATAATTATATAATTCTTGTAATGTATACCGTTTATCTTCTGTAAGAATAGGATAACACTTGATAATAGTTTTTAATCCTGCACCTTTAATGCCGTCAATATTATCACTATCATCACCTTCCATTACTCTATAGTTGATAAAGTTCTTACAACTAATACCATATTCCAATAGAATTTCTGCACAACCATACAATTTCTTTTTGGTTGGACTCCAAATTTTAACTCTATCTCCTGCTAATTGTAAGAAATCTTTATCAGCACTCATAATGGTAACATTACTATTTTTAAAATATTCTGTTGCCAAATATGCAATTGTGTCATCAGCTTCAATATGATCAATTGCCATAGTTGTTACAGGCAATTTATCTAAATATTGAACGGTTCTTAACAACTGTTTCTTTAGATTTTTATCTTCAGTATCTGGTGTAGTAATATCATCATAAGCTCTATTAAGCCTAATTTTAGTCTTTCTACCACTCTTATATTCTGGATAAATCTTTCGTCTTTTCAGTGAACCCCCTTGACCATCAGATACAACTACAATCTTTGTGGGATTAATTAGTTTAGCTGCATAACCAATGCTTTTTAAGCACCCTGCAATTCCACCAGTATGATTACCATTGGAATTGAGGGAGGGGGAGGCCATGAACGCTCTAATAAAAGTGTTCATGAAATCAACAATTAGTATTTCAGATTCGGAGGATCTATTCAATCCTCCAACTCTGTCTTCTTGTTTTACATTATCAAATAAAGAAAACAACCTCTTTTTTTCACTGTCAGATAGATTACTCATTCTCAGATGATACACCAGCATCTTCATCATTGTCAACAACTGCGTCATCAACAATGATACTATTTGGATCTTTGTACTTCATAATTACTTCATCACAAATCTTCAAGTAAATTTCTTCACCCAAAACTTTGTCAGTCTTCATTGTTTCTACAAAGTCCTTAGACTGGAACTTCCATTCACTACCATCATCTTTTTTATAGGTATAATAAGCACCACCTTGTTTAATCAAGTTGTTTTCTTTCAATACCTTAATCCAAGAACCATAATCTGCAATTCCACTATCAAAGTAAATATCAAAAGAAGCTTGACGTTGTGGTGGACCCATACGGTTCTTGACAACTACTGCTTTACATTCATTGCCAATAACTTCTTCACCCTTCTTGAGTTTACCTGTGTTGTTCAAACGAACACGAACACTACAATGATAAGCAAGTGACTTACCACCTGACACTACATACTTATCACCAAATGCCATAGCATTTAGATTTTGACGTAATTGGTTAGTAAATACAGTAAGAACTTTCTGTTTACCAATCATGTTGGTAATCTTTCTCATAGCCTTACTAATAATAATAGATTTACCAGTAGCAAATCCATCTTTACCATGATCACTTTCCAATTCTACTTTTGTTGATGCAGCTGCAACAGAATCAACAATGATTGTAAGAATACGATCTTTATTGGACTTTCTTACAATTCCAATCATTTGTTCCATCTTTTCAAAAATATCTTCAACGGTTTCGCATTGAACATATAGAAGTTTTGATAAATCTACACCAAGACTTTTCCAGAATTCTGGAGCAGCAGCATTTTCAGTGTCAATAACAACTGCAATACCACCTTTCTTTTGTGTATCTGCAACAACATGAGCAGACACTAGACTCTTACCAGTTCCTTCCAATCCATTGAATTCAACCATCTTACCAACTGGTAAACCACCATGTGGACGATTACTAATGGCTAGATCAAGAATAGAAGAACCTGTACTAATCCAATCACTAATTTCTGCTGGATTTTCTTGTTCATCCAAGAAATATGCAATCTTACCGCCATCTTTATTGGCTTTATTTAACTCATTTGCGAGTAATTCTACTAACTCATCTCTTTGAGGAGTTTCTTGTGTAACTTGATTTTTCTTTTTCATAATAATATAAAACTAAAATAGGGGTGGCAGTAATATATACTACCACCCCATTACAAACAATTTATTTAACTGTTAAACAAATTATCAAAAGCGGCTGCTACATCATCCGTATTTGATTTTGATGCCTTTGCACTTGGTGATGCGGTAGGACTTTTAACTGCACTTGGTGCTGGTGTTGAAGGTGCGGTAAATGGAGCATCATCCTCAACAATAGTGTTGACTGTTCCTTCAGGAGATTGAGTTTCTGGATTCAACCATGCATTCATTACTCCCTTGAGTTCTTCATATGAAAATTCTGGGAACAAATCCAAAATATTGGTTTGTTGTGTTAGAATATCTTTTTGAGCGACATCAATTGCAACACTTGCATTTGGTTTAACACGAATTGTAGTTTCTGGGAATGACTTACCAGAATCTTCTGCGGTACGGAATTCTACTACAATATCACGACCATTTACCAAATCAGTAATATCACCATAATCAACATCGTTGATGATGCTTAGAATTTCTTGGTAAACATTCTTGCCGAATCCCCAGAAACGAACACCTTCACCTTCTTCACCACGAACAATGATAGGAGCATATGTACGCATCTTTGGTTCCATCTTCTTACCCAAAATCCAGTCTTCCTTGTTACCGGTCTTCTTCATACGATTGGACCATTCAACGATTGGATCAGGACGATTAAAACTATCAGGAGATAGATAGGTCTTGTTGTTGATATTATAGTGGAACTTCAACTCAATAAAAGGATTATCAGGTTGATACTTGTAGGGAACGATACGAACCACTTGTTTACCAGGCTTTGGTTTCCAAATGAGATTGGTTTTGTTGCCTTGGTTTGTTAAAGAGCTCAAACGACTCTTCAATTTTGATATGTCTAATGCCATAATTTTTTAATTATTAATTTAGTTAATTAGTTAATTAGATAACTCACACGAATTATTTAATGACAACCAATTAAGTTGTCATCAATATATATGACATCTGTTAAGAATTCAACTTATTATATCAAAAATTTTGACGGAGACGATTTTGACAGATACTTCGCTCGTTAAAATAATTGAATTTCTGTAGAGATTCCAGTCCAATTGATAGGTTTTATCAAAAACACCATTGTTTTCTTCAGCAATCAACTTATTCATTGCATTGAGAGTATATAGTGTGTTTGTTTCTTTTTTTCTATGGACACTGATGGTGTTACGAAATTTCAATTGATTATTATCATTTATTTCTACATTGTATGTTGCGTACAATTCTTTTGGATTGTTGACATTACACAATAAAAATATTTTACCGTTAATAACACTATAGAAATTTTTTATTTCTTGTATAGTGTCATTATATTCTTTGGAATTGGTAAATGTACACAATAATTGTTTGTTCTTCATTTATTTATAATTAATTGTTTACCATCTATATTCCACAATTTACCGACATAATCTCCCGAAGAATCAAACCAACTATTTCTTTTGTTATAAAATCCAAACTTTAAAGCTTCTTGTAATGTATATTCAGTAGTCAATGCTTTCTCAATTGCTACTGCATCTTGTTCTTTTTCTTCAGGAGTTCTGTCATCACTCTTTGATTTTTGTGGTTCTGTTTGTTGAACAGGTTGGGTTTGTTGTGGTTCAAATTCAATTTGTTGTCCACTTGGTTGTTCTGGTTGTTCATCTCCAACAAATACATTAGCTTGACCCTTTTTTGGATTTTCTTCAAAATGGGTACCACGAGCAATAGCTTTTTGTTTGTATTCGGGAGTTGGAAATGTAACAAGAATACCATTTGTATTGTATGCTTGTCTTTCTGGATATTTACCTTCAAGCATTTTATTCAAATATTGATTTACAATTTTAGAATCAACATTTGAGTTCAACAAATATTCTCTTAGTATTTCAATATGTTCTTGTTTAGAAATATCAAATATACCGTTTTCAATTGAAATGTCGGTACTTGCTTGTTCTAATGCTTCAAAAAATATTTGTTTGATGTTCATAATTAAAATACATCCTCTTCACTTAAATTGGAACGATGAATTTCTGTTTTGAAAGAAAACTTACTTCCTCTTTCATTTCTTAATTCAATTGCAGAATAAAATGGTTTAACTTCTACCTTTCCATTTTCCTCTTCTTCTCGTATATCGAATATAATATATAAATATACAACGAAATATGTTCCTTCTTTATTTTTACTTACTTCAAATTTGCTTAATCTAAAATTCTTATTTTCACTTGCATCGATCAATTTTTTACCACTTGAAAATTCAGACTTGGTTCCCATTCTGTTAATTGTCTTACCATTAAATACTACAAGCGGTAAACTATCATTGTTACCAAAGATTGCTTCAGCAGATATTTGACTTGCAAATTGAATAAATTCTTTCTTGATTTGAGCTTCATTGCCCACATTCATAAATCTTTCAATGAACTTTTCATAAAACTTTATAGCTGCAATATTAGAATTAAAGATATTCATTGGTCTAAATGCACCTTTATTCATCGGAACATCACCTTTAGTAGATGGATTAAAATAATCATTATAAACTTTTATAGAAGCATTCTTGACTTCTTTTACATCGTCTGATGTAGTACCAGTTAGTTGAACCATAAACAGATTCTTATTATCAATCAATCTTACCTTTTCATTTATGGTGCTAAATAATGAATCTGGTTGAATTCTATTGATTTGTTGAATAAATATAGCAACATTTTTCTTTAAAGAATCGGTCATTTTTACTAATACTTCATCAGCTTCTCTTGCTTCAGATAAAACACCAATTTCTTTTTCAATAGTATCCCAACTATTAAACATAGTGGAATATTGATTTCTAGCATAATTCATGTCTTCTTGACATTTTTGTTCAATATTACCAAAAATCTTTACAATTGTATTTTTAACTTTTTGTGTAAAATCAGTCCATCCTTTTGTCAATTCCGCAGACAAATCTCCTATTTTTGATGAAATTCTATTGAGAGATGACTTTAACGATGATATAAATTCAATTTCAGTTAGTAATGTCTTACCCAAATATATTTCTTCAAATACAGGAGCACCACCACTAAATACACTGCGTGGATCTTTTTCAATTGGTTTTCCATCTGGTTGTTGTGATTGTAACCATTGATAGTATTTTTCTCTTTCTGCGGGTGTACCTGAAAAACTTAATTTGTCTGGTAAAATATCAAAAGCACCTTTCATTCTACCAATACGATAACTATCTCCACCAGCTTTCAAAGAAACCATTGCGAATTTCTTTCCAGTACCAGTAATCTCACATAAACTTTCATCGGT